CATTGTTAAGTCCAGGAATCGGTTGTTCAGCCAAAATCACGTCTTTTATATCTCGAATGTCAGAAGGGATAACCACAGACGTGATCAATTGCTTATTGTGAATGTCAAACATAAACCACGGTACTGCACCTGAAAATCTAGACTGTTGATTTTTCATTGTCCCTGCCTCGTTTGTTCAGCTTGAAGACCAGTCCTCATCTCATCAAGTGCTGCCATGAAACTCTCATATAGTGTAGCTTCTGCGTTTTCAGGAGTAACGGTGATATTCTGATTTACTGTAACAGTTTGTTTATTCGAACCCATGTTGTACGTAGGAACTACTTGTGACGGATCAATATTTGAAGGTGGTACACCTGAAGTTGTTTCGTCTCTATTTCCAAATAAAGCTTGAAATGGCGTCATTCCGCGTGTTTCTTTGAAGTTCAAGAACTTCCCGATTTCAGACTTATTAAACTTATCTAATTGGATTATGACCCATTGAATACCGACTCCAATAGCCTTTATAGTTAAAGCTATAAGCTGAAGTGTTTTCATTACGGCGTCTCCAAGCGTTTGTCCTACATCTTTAAAGATCTGTTCCCAACTAGCTATCGCTTCTGTTCCACCGAACAGGTCATTAAAGATCTCTTTGACATTATCGACTATGTTCTGCAGCGGAGTGGCGATGTTTTCAACTGCTGGTACAAAACCGGACATAAACTTGTCCACCATATCAGCTATCCACTTGAAGATATCAGCAGCAAAGCCTCCTATCGTTTCGAAAACCCTCTGCAAAGAATCTCCTCTTTCGTTTGCTGTAAGTAGATTATCAAGTAGTTGTTTAAACCAACCTACTATGTTCCCTATCGATACTTCTATTCCACCTATATTAGAAAAGAATCCGTCCATAAGAGAAACTATCGTATCGAGTGCTCCTACTATTACACGCTGAAACAAATCTGCAAGAGGAGGACCAACTTCGGATACTAATCTTGAAAGAAAACCCCATATCGTATCAAAAAGATCAATGATTTTTGGCATAAAAGTCATAACGAGTTGTTCCATCCAAGCAAATACGGGCTGTATTGCTATCCCAATAAACTCTACCGCCGATGCTATCTTGAAAAGCAAAATGTTAACGATTTCATCCAGCTTACCTAAACTTCCTCCGAAGATCTTATCAAAGACCCTTCCAATCGATTCAAACATGAGCTTTGCAGTCTCGATCACTTTACCCAGAAACATGACCACGGATTGAAAGATGTTTGCTACTACCCTGCCCCATTTGATAAAAGCAGTCCTATTATCTCTAACCCAATCGAGCATTTTTTGCAAAAGCGGCATGACTGCCTGTCGCAAAGGCCACAAAAAGTTCTTCATGAAAACATCTTTTGCAATACCAAACGCTTCTCCGATCTCGGGCATCTCCTTTAAGACAGATTTTATACCTTTAAATGCAAGAGCCAACACTCCAAGTATTGATGCAGCTTTGAGTACTCCACGAGTGATGGATTTTGTCATATTACCCATCCCATCACTCACTTTTTTAATACCAGAAAGGATTGGATTAGGATCAAATGTAAAAGCTATATCATCCGCCATCGGGATTACTCCTTTTAGCTAGTATCTGTTTCGTCATCCTCACCAGCACTTCATACTCATCAAATGGTAGATCTTTGGCAGAAAGACCTATCCCTCCTTCAGAAACTACCGATATCGCCATGATTTCATTGATCAAGATTTCCGGTGTAAAATCTAAATACCGGATACTTGCTACTAACCAATAAGACCATGGTGCCGCTTTCCCTAAGTACGAAGTGCGGATTCGAAAAAACCGCTTGTATTAACCTGTGACTTCCACACTTTCCCACATGAAGGACAGGTTCTTTCTATCGACTGCACCATCCCATATCGTTCCATCTCATGACCGATCGCCATGAGATCAAGTCTTAAACTCCGGATGTTGTCGAACAGCAGCTTTCCAAATCGATTTTTCCACTTAACATCGATTTCTTGTCCATTCACCTTTATAAGTGCTTGAACATAAATCCCAAACTGCGTCGCAAGACTGTTATTATTACCATACTTGGATTCTGCGATGATACAATCTGACATCGTAGGATATCGCATCTCAAAGCTTGAGATTGATTCCAAGACATTTCCTTCGCTCTTTATTTCGACAGCTTCGGATAGATCAAAGGAAAAAGTCTGTGTATCATCGTCCATCAGTCCTATTGGGAGATCGGATATATAATCGCGTGTGTCGATTACTTCACCATCTATCTCTTTATATTCCGTGATGATCCGGTTTGAGCACCGTGGACAAGTATATACTCCCTCGAATCCGTCATCGGGAGAGATCTTTATAACTGCCATAACAGCTACGTATTCCGCGTCTCTATATGGCATCTTTCTACAAAGTGCTCTGATTTGCGATTTATCCGTGATGTTGTCTATTGAAACTACACATCCGGTAACCAAAGTAAGAATAGCCGCAAACAGGCTACCCTGCTCTGCGGCTTTTTGAGTCTCTGCGAGTGTCCCTGCTCTCGGACTTTCAACCTCTATCTCTCTAAAAATCTCAGTTCCAGAGAAGATAGGTATTGGTAGTCTCATTCGGCATCTATTGGCAACACGTCCCATGGAGCTAAGGTGGCTTGCACCTGTGCATATGTGGGATTTGCTGCGTCAAAAGCGGGTTCCATGTACCGGACACATTCGCAAGATGGAAGCAGGGTTCTGGCAAATTCCATGCCAGCAGCATCTGTGCGAACGACTGTCACGTCATGTTCTTCATCTTTGTTGAACCAGTCTCTGAAAAACTTCAGAGTATTGGTGTCCTTTGAGATTTTGTAAGTCATCTCTACGGCAGGAATCGTAGTGATACCGTTTTGGATTCTCCGGATTTTTGAAAACTCCGGAACTTCGAGTTGCCCTTTCTCAAGGACGATCTCTTGGAAGCTTACCAATCCAGGTATTTCCTCACCGTCGATGAACACCTTCTTTTTTTCGGCTAGATCGTTTCTCTGCATCTTATACTCCTTTATGCCAAGAGAAGGATGCCAACTCCGATCTTGATCGATCCTGCTGGAGTCGGATATGTGAAATAGATGTCAATGTTTCGTTCACCTGCGTTGATCGCAGACTGCGGATTGTTTACGACATCAGCCTGTACCTGGAAATGGTTTTCAGGAGAAGATTCGATACCAGCCGCGTCTTGAGTACGACCGAACGATTCTCCGATTGGTACGTTTCCAGTGGAACCTCCGTCCCAGAGTCGATACAGGAACTGAAGTGCAGCCATTTTATCTTCTTTGATCCTGTTGATCGAATTGGGAGTGTTTTCACTCGTCTGAAGTGAATCCACCACTGAAATCTTGATAAAGTTCCGCATGAAAATACCATTGGCAAATTGATAAGCCGTCTCCACGCTTGGAGTGAAAAAGTTCCGAATGATAGTGCCTATCCCGGAAAGATTCTGGATGATGTTCACTCCAGCTTCAGCGATGGTGGTCCTATCAATGTCCGACAAGAACTGATTGCCTACGATACCGATCGTCCCATAAATCGGGTTCTGCTTTACAGCAGGTACGAAGTGTATCCCATAAAGCCCAATAGCTCTCATCCAAGCTCCCATCGTGTGACCCACATTGGGAATGTTTCTAGGCAGAGAAAGTATCGAGGTTGAGAAAGGGTCTTCCACCTGAAGCCAATTTGCCACGATGACACCACCGACCTCATTTGACCTCTGATAGTTGTTACCGATGGTAACAAGCTGTGTTTTGGTCTGATTTTCCGGTATGAGATAAAGCCATAGTGGAGTGTCCGTCCTGGCTTTGCAGTATGTATCTCCAGCTTCATTTACGGCTTGGAGAGTACTCATAGTTTGAGTAATCAATCTTACCGGAAGATTGTTCAGGGTAGCGAATGCAAGATCATACTGTGCAGCGAGTGTAATGGCTTCAGTTCCATTTGCACCAGAAGCGAGAGGAACCGGATCCGGTTCTGTAACCAGAAACCTATCATCTCCCACCGATGTTGATACGAGATCGGTAAGCTTCAGCCATTTGGAAGTGGCGAATACGTTCGGCGCGTAGTAGTCAGAAACTTCGGGTTCCATGGTACACCATATTTTCCCGAGTTCAACGTCTACTTCACGTTCGATTCCTTTGATATCTTTGCGATAAGTCTGAAGTCTGAAACCGTAAACGGTAACAGGATCATCTATAACAAGCGTTGCAGCTGCTGCAGAAAGATCTCCCGTCCAGTAGACTTTCTTTGTAGATTCATCTACCTGGATGATTTTCTTAACTTCAACCCCTGGAGTACCACCAGAACAATTGAATGTTACGAGATCTCCTACCTTGATCCCG